CCTGCACCATCAGGCGGCGCGTAAAGGATGCGGTTTGGGCCAACCCGCACCTTCATCAAATTACCCTCATTGTCACGCGGCGGATTGACGCCATTTGCGGACAGCATCGGGTAAGCCGTCAGATTTTTAGCAAACTTCAACCCGCTTTCCTGCTGATACAACTCAATCTGCAAATCCGCAGCATCTTGCATCGCGGGGAACAGCCGCCAAGTGCGCCCGTCACGCCGCCCCGTGTAAAACGGGATCATGGGAATGCTGGGAATGCTCAACGTGCCACTGTCCACCTCGACATAGGCAGTTTTGGTCTTCTCGTCCTTGGTGCCCGTGTCACGATACAAGCGCCACACAATTTCGCCAGTTTGCAAGCGCTCGAACTCTCGGACGTGGTTTGGTTTACCCGGTTCAAACACCTTGATATGAACCAGCGTTTCCACACCACCAATCATCTTGCTTTGTGCTGCCAACACGTTGATCGCCAAAACCCGTGACCAATACGGCCTGAAATTACGCGCCTTGTAATCCGCCAGAGTTATAACACTCGCGTCAGCCTTGGGGAAGTCAACGTAAATCCAGTCAATTGCGCTGTTGATCCCATTGTAAAATACAGCATTAGCAAAGGACGTGAGGCTATTTCCAGCACCGTCCACATCATCCTCAAACTCGTCCAGCGCGGGCGGCATCAATCCTTCTTCATCACCGGGCAGGCACACCTCGCGCTCGAAGGGCTTCGCGGCCAGAGATTCCACGATGTCGCGGTACACGTTGGTCATCTTGGTCAGCTTGAGGCGGGCGGTATATTCCTCCTGATCTTCGCCAGTAAAGCGCGGCAGGTAATCCTCACCGCGCTCCCGCATGGCCTTGATGCCGTCCACAATGCTCGTGGTCTGGTCCCAATACTCCACCATGGAGGCGATGTCAGGCGACCGCTGCAACATGGCATCACCGGACCCGCGCAGGCCCATGTGACGATGCCCACGGCGCGCTGCGGCCACATCCTCGGCAGTCGGCAGATATACCCCCGTGTCGAAGGCCAGAGGCGCCACCGATGCAAGCAATGCGAATTTAGCCACTGTAACCTCCAACCACGACCTGAGAACCAATCTCCGGTGCAGGAAAATACGACATAATGCAAGCATCCGCAAGGTTGGGGGATCGCGTGCCACTGGGCTTCTTTTCAATAATCATGCGCAGGCCGGACGACTTGCCTTCTGTAGGTTGTGCCAGTTCCTTCATCAGCTTGTTGAGTAAGGGCATTTGGCTATCGAACGACACCAGATCATCCACGGGGTACACGTCCCCGAATTTAACAGCGCGCCACGTCTTGTAGCATCTGGTGCGGAAGGCCCACCATGCCTGCGCCTTCATATTGCCAAAGAAATCTTTGTTGAGCGCACTCTGGTCGTCATCCTTAATGATGCGATCAAACGGGCGAACCACACCCGCACCAGCGTTCCACGGTTTGAAATTAAACTCAGCGCGTGACACCAATCCTTCATCGCACAAGCGGTTATACTCGGCCTTAACTGTTGCACCGACACCAATGCTGTCGTATTCAACGTCAATGCCGCGCAAGTTATGCTCACGCAGCGCGCCGATGGTGCGTCGGACCATAACACCGGGATCGCGCTCACCCCATTCCACAGTACTGCGCAATATGATCCATTGCCGTAGGGCTAGGGCGTTACGGTCAGCACCTTCATCAGCAACGTCCAGACCAGCCGCCCAAATGTTAGGTGGCGGTATTTGCAGATACGATACTTTAAGGTGTGCATCAATGCAGGCTTGCAACCACTCGTATTGGATAATGGTGTTTTGGACGGCGGCGCTATAATTGCGGTCCACTTCCTGCGCAAAAACATGCTGCATACCCTCACGCTCTGCGCGTGCTTTACGGGTGTCATACCACTCTTGCGTTTTTTCCGGGTGATCGCGCCAGTCAAACACGAATACACGCACAGCACCTTTCTCAATGGGTGCGCCACCGGGCACCCATTCCACGCCCGCCTCTCTGCGGCGATGGAACACATTGCCCAACCCATTCACCGAGGATATGTCAACTTGGACCTCGGTATTGTCGCCAAGTGCTGCTTCAATCTTTTCAGGCCGCTCGTAGTGCGCGCTCTCATCCTTGACGAAAATAGTTTTACGACCACCACGACCAATGTTATCACCAGACTCGCCTGCAACCACCGCTTCATTTGTGGGGTTCATCAACTTCATGTAGGACGCATGATCCCTCGGCTTAAAACCTTCAGGAATCCAAATGTCCGGCAGGCGTTTAATTAGCAGCCTTATTTTTTCAAAGATGCTGTCAGGATCACCAATCTTGTCCACCAAGTCGGACTTGCGGCTACCCCAACCAATCGCAATAGCTGGGACAAAGCGCCATGCCCACACAGTATATGCACATGACAACCATGTTGCGCCAACGTCGCGGCACTTCTCGACAAGCCCATTCTCGTTATCACGCCGTAATTCCTCAAGAAACTCTACGAAATACTCCTGCTTTTTGAAAAACACGAACGGCATCCATTTGATGCGTCCCTTACGAGGGTTGTACGTGTCCATCCAGTCCTGAATAAACTCGGCAGGCCGTGTGCTGTAATACTTTTCAGCATCCTTTAGCATCCCGGGGCTTGATCGCAGCGCCTTTAGCGTATCCATCCGCCAAGCATAGACACCCGTGTAATTCGGTGGCCATTCTTCATGCTCAAGCGCTCTTGGACGCCACGGTGTCACCACGGGCGCAGCAGTCTCGAATAGCGACATATTGTTGTACATGTTGTGTCAGCGCTCACCCAAATACGACTGGTATGTATCGGCTGCTTGCTCTGCGGTGGTGTCTGCGGGCAATGCGCTAGTGTCCATCGCCTTTGCCTGCTCGGCACGGTAATGCGGATTTTCGCCGTTCCACAAACCGATATAGTCACCAAGCATCTTGATAGATGTTGATTTGTCGTGGAATGTCACCTTAACTTTGGTGTTCTGCGGCCCCAACTCATGCCCACTGCGACTTATCTCAATGCTTTTGATCGCCGCCATCTGCTCAGGCGTGCAACCGTTAAGATCAAATGACGGATTACCCTCGTCATCCCACGTCAAATAATCCCCGACATTGCTCGTGCTTATGGACATCAATTCCTTCACGAGCCGCTGTGCCGTCAATTCCTGCGCAGCCGCAATCTCATTGATGCGCTCGGTAATCGCCGCACAGACAATGGGGTTTTCCAGCATACCACGCGCCTTGGCTACCACATGCTCAGGGATCGGGCGGTTTAATGCCAGACTTATCCGCTCGTTGGCGCGCTGTGCCGCGTTATCAATCTCCACGACCGCAGAATCCACAAACGCACGCTGCGCCGGGGTCAATTGTCGATATGCGGACGCAAACACAACAGGGCGCTGCATGAAAGTCGCATCGGTCACAGGGGGCAGGACGGTGTTCATAATCATTATTATGTTTGATGCTGTCACGGCTGTCAAATGCTGTGATGGCGTGATGCTGAGCGTGTGGCGCGTGTTGGGGTGTGTGAGGTGTGTGAGGTGTGTGAGGTGTGTGAGGTGTGTGAGGTGTGTGAGGTGTGTGGCATTTGACACGGTGTCAGGAAAGGTTTTCCAAAATTTTGCGTATTGTGGATTGGGGTAATGGTCCTGCCCGGAAGGGGGTGGGGGGGTCCAAAACCGCTAAGCCGTTGAAATTGCAGCATTTTTTGGCATTTTTGGGCATTTTTGGGCCGTGTCGCATGGTCAAAATATGGGCAAAATTTCAAAATATGGGCAGGCCGGTCTAGGTCCGTGTGGTGCAGGCAGGCCGGTCTAGGTCCGTGTGGTGCAGGCAGGCCGGTCTAGGTCCGTGTGGTGCAGGCAGGCCGGTCTAGGTCCGTGTGGTGCAGGCAGGCCGGTCTAGGTCCGTGTGGTGCAGGCAGGCGCCAGCTTGCCTAAATTTTGAAATTTCATCACCCGCCTAAATTTTGAAATTTCATCACCCGCCTAAATTTTGAAATTTGCCGGATATTTTGAAATATTATGAAATTTCATCACCCGCCTAAATTTTGAAATTGGACTACATGCGTTTTTTCAGGTCGGGGGGGATTCTTACAACCTGTTATAAGTTATAGTTATAGATATATAGTGGTAATAGTTATAGATATATTAGGGTAATAAAAAGCTCTCTCTAGTAGGGTTAAAACAGCCAAAATTATAAATAACCTATTTGGTAAAACGTGTCAGATTCGCCCGATTATGAAAAATTATAAAAAATTATGAGACAAATTCAAAATTATGAGACAAATTCAAAATTATGAGGCAATTCCAAAATTACCCCTTGCCGTTCCTGCCCCTGCACGCTAAACAAAATTCACAACACAAACAGGAGTAACCTCATATGACCCAATGGCATACAACAATGGCGGCCATTCGCGCCCACAACCCATGTAAAGATGGTTGGAAAAAATTGATCGCTCATACCGGGCTTGCCCCGGATGACGCTACAACGCCGGTTTCTTTCCTGACTATCTTCGAAAGTAACGGGTTGGACGATGCTCTGTGGTGCCTACGCGCTATTGAGGGCAAGGATCGGGAGATAAGGTTGTTTACTGTTTGGTGCGCAAGACAAGTCCGGCACCTTATGACTGATAAGCGCTCTATTGACGCGCTGGCCGCCGCTAGGGATGCTACTAGGGCCGCCGCTAGGGCCGCCGCTAGGGATGCCGCTAGGGCCGCCGCTAGGGATGCCGCTAGGGCTGCCGCTAGGGCCGCCACTAGGGCCGCCGCTTGGGATGCCGCTAGGGCCGCATTGGATGCCGCTTGGGCCGCCGCTTGGGATGCCGCTAGGGATGCCGCTAGGGCCGCACAAGCCGAAAAATTCAAGGATATGGTTAGCGCGTGAGATATACACACAACCAAACAGGAGTCGTAACATGGGTAAAAAATTCAACACAAACACGGCGGCAATGCGGGCGATTCACTTTCGCTATTTGCTGGACTCTATCGACTCTTGCGAAGCGGAGTCCTTGCCCGATGATTCGGCAAAAGCGCGTTACATATTCGATAGGTTTACAAAAGAGTATGACTATCCCGACAATCGCAGGCGCTATGCCAGCACGCAAGCAATGCTAGCAGATTGGCTTTCCGGCCTGCCCTTGGGGATTGAATGCTATAATGGCCCTATCATCGCTCTTTGCGAGTCGTGGTATGGGCCGCTAAGCGATAAGCAAGCTGATAAGCTTTTAGAGGTTTGGTGGAATTTTTGGGGTTTTAAGCTGGTCCAAATGTGGCGTCATTTTGGCATATCGGAGGCATAACACTATGACACGTTATCGGACAGTAACTGGCACCGCCCCAAGCTACTGGGCAGGCTATTTGATAAACGGTGATGCGAGCGGCATGACGCCGCGCGCCATGGATGGAACAAGCGCGCCAGCAAGCGGAGAAACGCCCATGACATACCCCGCCCCCTTATATGATGTTTCCATCACCTATCGCACGCCAAGCGGTAAGCTTGTAAGCTTTGGCAGAATGCTGTCCTATCGCTCACAGGAGGGTGGATTCGATGGAATGCGGCACGAATTGCTAAGCGTGCTAAAGTATGAAAAGCGGCGCCGCGTTGCTTGCATATTGCATGACACAATCGCATTCAAATTCCGCACTATGCAGATTGCGAAAGGCTGGAAAGATTGCACGCAAGAGGAATGGGCGGATTATCTGGCAAATGCGCCTAGGCATTACCAAACGGAAATTTTGCCGGAAAATATTATGGTATCACGCATAACAGATAGTGGCGAGGACATTGCAATGGTGCATTATCTCCCATGCGGTGGCAAGGCTTACATGATCGAGCGGAGGCCTGCGCATGACTAACGCCTTAACCCTCGCTGCACGCGTCAAGCGCAACAATCCTTACTATACGCAAACTTGCGCAACATTAACGCGCCATTACATGCAAGGTAATTTTGACGCTGGCGCCGCAACAAGGCTTATCATGCGCAATTGCCGGGAAACTGCGCAAGGTGCATACGACGCAAGGCAGGTGCAACAAGCTGCTAAAATTTTGTTGCAAGATTGGCGCGGTATGCTTATACCATATGTATCAATTAAAGCGGAGTAACCGGCATGGCATATTTTGAAATAAGCACAGGTTTGCGCGGCTGCTATATGTCGGACAATTCCTTCATTGTCCAATGTGAAACACGCAAGGAATTGAAACAAGTTATCCAGTATGAAGCGGAGTCCTATCGCGACGCTGGATTTATTGGCGCAAACAAGCGTGCGATTGCCCATATTGCCGCGATTGCATGGGCAAATAGGCGTAAGGGATTCCAATTGCCCTATTGCCTCCCATTGGCGCCCGGTCATGCCCGTGATAATTATTGTCACGGGATTTTTGTGTCTAATAGCAATCGCGCCGAATATATAGCGCAAGCGGAGTAACCGGCATGGCATACAATCGGAAAATTTTTACAGACGCCTACATTGAATGCGCGTTGTGGGCTGAAGACGACGAAAGCGACTCATGGGCACAAGCCGTCCTGAGCGACGATGCACGCGCAACGCTTTGCAATGACGCGTCCAAATTTTATGACGCGCATGAATCGGATATTCTGGCCTATTGCGAAGGCGTTGCAATTGCTGGGCATGATTTATGGTTGACACGTCGTGGTCACGGCTGCGGATTCTGGGAGAATAGCGACGACGTTAGCAGCCGTTTAGACAACGCTGCAAAGGCGTTAGGTGATTGCGAATTATACGTGGGCGAGGATGGGGCCATCCATGTTGCGTAAGCTGCTATTTATCGCCGCGATCCTTGCCGTTTGGTATTGGATTGAGTCCGACATTCGCAATATGTGCGGCGACAATGCCGCTTGCATCCACGCTTCACTAGGGGAGTAACCTAAAATGCCAGTATATAAAACCCGTTTTGATCCCGCAATTCACCCGCACGAAGGTAAACCCCGCGTTGTGGCATGGATTCGCCATTGGACGGAAACGAGCAAAGCCGGATACATTCTGCGAAGGCAAGCCCCGGTTTACTCTATTGTCGGAACGGATTATGGCTGGCTTTACAATACCGCCGGGGATGTGCGTTTCTGGAATAGCTATAGCGGCGCCCGGCGTCATTTGGTAAATCATATTTTACCTAACCAATGGCCCGCTAAGATTTATCGCAAGATTGACCTACTAGACGCAAACAAGCGTTACATGTGCAGCACTAATGCGGCGCGCGATTGCGGCGAAGCATTAAGTAATTGCCCCGGCGCCTATTATGCCAGATATGCGGAATAGGT